TTCATTCGGTCCCCCCATACCACTTTGGCAGTCCGATTTCGCGGAGGTCGTTCGGGAGGTTGGGCCATTGCTGGTCCTTAATGCACGCCTGCAAACGAATCAAGTCCGTGATCGTTTCGTCGTGCCCGCGTGCCGTGGCCGCGTCTGACAGCCGATAAACCGCCACGCCGTAGGGCTCGCACTTCTCGACGGCCACGAAGAAGAAATCGAACACCGGTGACCCGATGATTTCGGTGATGAGCGGCAGGTAGAATCCCGCTTGCCGGTGGTAGCCAAAGGAGAAGCACGCGCGCTCGAAGTTGCGGAAGGCGTCCGCGTCCAAGCTCTCGACGGTCTTTAGGTCCGCGATGTAGGGGCGCCCGCCGCTCAACTCGCAGCCCGCACGGTTGAACCAGTCGGTGCGGCATTGCAGAGCCATGCCGCCCGCAGGAGCAACGCGCCAGCTTAACTCGGGAGAGCCAGCGCCCAATAGCTGCGCCGCTAGCGGATGATTTTGCACCGCCACGGCCATTTCTCGCACGCTACCGGCCTCGCCTTGGTCGATTACGGTCTTGCCCACGTTCGCAGCCTCGAACTCCGCGAAGGCAATCTTGCCATCCTTCGTCCGCCGGTCGATGCCCTCCGGTCGCAGCGCGTAGCGGTCCCAGAATGTCGCGGGCTCAAGCACCGCGCAGTGAGCCGCCGAGCCGAGGCGAAACGCTTCCGTGGGCTCCGGTCGCGCCACGGTCTTCGCGACGAAGCGGCGGTAATACGAGATGGGACGGCGGCGGAATAGCTCGAGCTTTGAGTGCGAGATCGCTTCGTTCGCGTGATAGACTTCGTTGGGTTCGGCGATCATGGCGCGTCCTCCTTGCGCTCGCGTGCGGCGAGCATGGCGTCGGCAAATTGATAAGCGCCCTTTGCGCATGTTTCTTCGCCGACTCCCAACTTCTGCGTCGTGTAGTTAATGAGCATCCCTGCCAGCGCTTGCCCCGCGAAGTAGTCGCGCAGGGTCATGCCTCGATAGCCCGTTCCGTAATGTTCGGCAGGAAACACAGTCGGGAACGCCATTCCGCCGTCGTTGCTTGGCGTCTTCATTTCGCATCCTCCACGAGTCCCAGCTTCGATTGCAATGGGTCCACCATCGCTTCGGTCTCGTCCTTGTAGCGCACGCTCCATCCAATCTTCACCACGACCTTCGGCGCGAGTGAGAGCGCATCCCACTCAAGCGCAAACGATGCCTTCGCTTTCGGCTCGGTTTGGTTTTCTTCCTCGACGAATGACTCCTCGGCAGCGCGAGCGATTGCCACGAAGTGCGTTTCGAGCAGCGAGCGAAATTGCTCCGTTGCGTTGTTTATCACTGCTTGGTTTTTGATTTCTCCGGTGTTCATTTGGTGCCTTTCTTTTCGTTGTTTTCCTGTTCCAGTTTTGCGCGCAAGACGGCGCGCTCTTTGATTCGTCCCTCGTTCCGCTTCTCGATGTTCTCAATGCAGAGTTCGAGCCGGTCGATTTCGAGTTGGTCGCGATCCATCGCGCGATCGAGGAGCGCGGCGAGCAGGAGCGTCGTGCTGTATTTCCGCAGCACATACGTTGGCCGCAGGTCGTTCAGCGTGCTCATGCGCCACCCCCTTGCGTAATCGACATGGTGAGCCCGCCCGAAACCTTCTCGGAGAGCGGCGTGATGTTGCGCTCTTCGGGATAGTCGCGGACCTCCTCGGCAGTGCGGAGTCCCTTCAAGACGTCGCCGAACACGTCGCGAAGCACGAAGCCTCGCGCGCGGAACTTGAGCATCCGTCGCGGGTAGTCCGTCCAAGGACCGGCCTTGCCCCACAATTTCGCGGCCTTGGCGTCGGCCACCGTGAATGTCTCGCAGCCCTTCGAGCCATCGCGGCGAACCGCGGTGACGCGCACGCCGAAGGAATCTTTGCCGGCCTCGCCCACCTCCTCCTCGTTAAAGGATTCGAGCAGACCGGATGCGCGGACCAAGGCGAGCGCGGCGTCGCCGTAGATCGCTGGCCTGCCGTTGATGACTGCCGTGTTCTGGAGCGCGGCCATCGGCGTGAGCCCGAGCTCCGCCCCGAGTTGAATCGCGACCAGCACCGCCTCCGGTTTCTCCATGCCGCGCGGCGCAAATCCGCTGGCGACGATCGCGTTTGCGAATCGGAACGCGTCTTCGAGGCTCGCGAGCTTCACTCCCTGCGCGCCGTAGTTGATGAGAGGCTTTGGGGCTGTGGTCGTGATGACGGTCTTGGGCGTATCGACTACGGCGGTTGATGTGACTGTGGGTGTTTCTGCTGTGTTCATTTTTTACGAATCGACTGATGTTGTTGTGTTGTTTTGCTGCCCGTCGCGGTTGTGTTCCCGCGACGGGCTTTTGCTTTTAGAACGGGACGTGTTCCTCGTTCACAGAGGTCGCTGCGGGAGCGGTAGGAACTGCGGCACTCGGAAGAGTCCCGCGCTTCTGGTGGATGAGTGTCCGCGCCGCGTTGCGCAGCAGCACGTCCTCGGGTCGCGGCGGGAAGGGTTTGCCGTTGTTCCCGAGCCGTGGCTCAGGATCCTGCGCATACCACGCCACTGATCGGTCCCCGAGCGACGAGAGCGCCACGCCCTTATTCTTGCCGAAGTGCACCTGCACGCTGCCAGCGTCCTCGATGATTTCGGTCGGCATCGGGACCTCGTCCGAGCGCGGAGCGGCGGGCTTTGCAGCCGGTGCCCCCGATGCGAACGGGCGAGCTTCGAGAGCTTCGCGGATGCGGATTAATTCCGCGTGAATTAGGTCGAGCGTCATGGCGTGGCCTTGCGTTGGTTGAGGAGCTGGCGAAATTCCGCGTGCGTGACGTATTGCTTTCGGATGTCGGGCGTGTTGCCGATGATCTTCGACACCGCGCCTGCGGTCAGTCTCGCCTCATGCGCGATTTCCTTAGTGGAAAATCCTTCGAGCACGCGGCGAATTACGAGCGGCACCAGCGGTGAACTTGGGCGGCTCATGGTGCGGCCTCCACGAGCTGCACGCCCAGCTTCGCGGCTGACTCGCGCAAGATCGCAAGCTCGCGGTTGCGTTCGTTGCCCTGCGTCACCGCTTGGAGCTTTGCGATTTCCACCGCGCGCTCTAGCGTCTCCGCTTGAGCGCACTCCCAGCGCCACTTCCCGCGATTCATTAGGTCGCCGAAGGTGATTAGGTAATCCCATTTCGGCCCTGAGTTGATCGGCGAGATGATGACTCGCCGCGAGATCGTTACCTCGGTCTGGTTGCTTGTGATGGTGCGCAGGTCTTGCGCGGCCCAGAGCATTTCGTTGTCGTCGTCGTTTTCCATTGTCGTGTTGTCGTTGTGTTGTGTTGCTGAGTTGTGACCGCGTATTTTCGCACGCCCACGGTCGGGCTCGTTGGCCTTGGCAATCGGGCGGCTCCGAAAGTTATTTGGTGAGGCGCGCGACCTTGTCGCCGTAGGCCACGGTCGCGGGCTTGCTGGCGCCGCGCGGCCCGCCGTTGTGCACGCGAGCGAGGGTCTTCACGTCGCCTGCCGCCCACGCTGCGGGCGCGTAGCGTTGAAGGTAGGCGGTCACGACGCGCTTGCTGTAATCGAGATCAGCGCAGCGCGAGTAGTCGCCGCCGATGCGTGCGTCGGAGTGATAGCCTTTGTGAATCTGGAGCGGCCCGAGCGCCTTCCCGCCGTCGCCGATGATTGCGCCCGTGCGGCCCGAGGTCTCGACGATGTGGAGCGCGCGGAAGAAGCTGGGTGGTGGCGCGGCGTGCGCTGTGACCGCGAGCGCGAGGAGGAGAAGTGCGCGTTTCATTTCGTGAGTTTCGATGCGTTGCGTTTTGCGGTGGCGATCTGGCGGGGCGTGCAGCCCGCGCCGATGCTTTCGGCGAGAGCGATGGCGCGGTCGGCGCGTGCTTGATCGGGCGCGGTGAGCGCGAGGACCAGAGCGCGGGTGAGTGCGGTCGTGGGACTCACAGTTTGATCCCTTCGGTTTTGAGGAGTTCCGCGAACGCGGCGTGGTCCTGCTCTTCCCAGATCGGGTCGCCGTTGGTATCGGCAACGCGCGTGTCGCCGAGCTGATACACCGTCACGCGCGCATCGCCATTTTTTCCGTTGTCGCCGAGCTTCGTCGCAAATGCGATTCCTTCCGCCTTGGCTTGGCGGGAAATCCCGCGTGAGTTGATTCGCCTGATATCGATGATTTCGTTTTGCATGTTGTGTTGCGAGCCTCGGGGTTATTTCCCTCCGGTCTGGCACCGGAAAACCCCGCGCCTCCGAAGAGGTAGCGGGGTTGTTTGCGGGGTGGGGTGGCGCTTCAATCTCCGATCGAGACGAGGCGGAATGTGCGGGCTGGGGCAGCGGCGCGGGCAGCACGAGCGGCGAGCTTTGCGGCTTTTTGAGCAGCGATGCGAGCCACGTCGGCCTCGACGATTTCCTTGAAAGCGGTGAAGTGAAAGGCTGCGGTGCCGTAATTGTTTTCTTTGCAGAGGTATTCGGGCAGCTTGCCACCGAAGATTGCCTCAGCGGCTTCGAGGGAGATTTCGGTGTAGGTGGTGGGAGCGTTCATGTTTTTGGTTGAGTTGGTCGTTGGGTTGTTTCCCTCCGACGTGCACACTCAAACCTATCCGCCCGCCCGCGTAAAGCTCAATTGCGTATTTTGTCCTGCTGCTTCCCTAAGCCGTTGCAGTTGCGCCAGTTAAAACGAATCAAATGTTGGCGACGGATGCGGAATCTGGGCAAAAGAAAGCCCGCGAAACGGTAAATCCGCTCGCGGGCTTGCTGGTAGCCTCAGCCCTCCCAGCCTCATGGTGATGCGAGAGGAGCGGATTGCGGGCGCGGTGGCAAGGGTGTAATTGCGCGGGCAATACTTGTATCCGCTGCGCTCATACGTCGCGCGCGTCAGGTGTATTTCCCGAGGATAAAATGATAGCGGCGATCGCCGGTTGAGCGAGTTCCACTGTCGCGAGAGTAGATCACAAAGCGCGCGTTGGTGGAACTTGAACCGTTGTCGAAATCGTAAACGCCGAGGTAGTTCGTATCATAAATCTGGATAAGCCCCCAGTCTGGTTTCGCCGTGAATCCGCGATTGGTAATGTCCACGTCAAGGTCGTCATTCCCTGACGACACCGTGAAGTTCTTCACGTCGCTGCCCGCGTAAAGCGCGAGCTGTGCGCGCGGGCTCGTTGCGGCTGCGGGAGCGACGATAAGGGAGGCGGCGCGAGCGGTTGATGCCGTTACCGATGTCAGCGTCGCCGATCCGCCGGTGATCTCCACGGCGTCCGCGGCCTGCCGCATCAGCGTCGGCCCAGGAATCCCCCAAAGCATCGTCGGAACTGCAAGATTAACACCTCCTCCTGCCCACGCGCTTTTCTGTCCGCTGCGATCGACCGAGCGAACACGGATGAAGGAGGTGGGAGTCGATAAATTCGAAAAAATTTCCTCTGGTATTGAGGACCGGAAAAAATCATTTAGGCTGTAATTGTAATTTGCTGCGGCATCCGTGTCGACAGTTGTGCGCACCAACTCGTAACTCAAAACGCTTTTTGTCGCTGGAGGAGTCCAATTCACGCGAACCGAATATGCGACTATGCCGCCGATCATTTCCGCCGGCCGCTCAAACGCGGAATCATTTCCAGCGATATACGTCAACGCTGTCGGCGGATTCGGTGGAGTAGCGTTGACCGGCGCAAGCGCATCCGTCCCCGTAACCACGCGAACCGTTGAGCCGATTCCGAACGCCGAGAGCGCTTGCACGGCGATCGTGTAGTATTCTCCCGGTGTCAGGTCGTCGATGATCGCGTCGATCGAGCCCGCCGTGTATTGGCCGGCGATCAAGTAATTTGTCCCGCTCTGGAGCTTGTAGAGCAGATTGAGCGCAACGCCGAGCGTGGGCATCGCGGGAAGCGACACGGCAAGGCGAGTCAAAGTTGTCCCGTCACTCGACAGGTAGGCACCTGGCTGCGTGAGCGACATCGAAAACGCTGCGGGTTGGTCCGGAGGCGTCGAGTCCGTTGCGGATGCGGCAACGGCGGATGGCGTGGCCTCAACGTAGGGCGCAAACCCTGACACGTTTTCCACGCTGTCGTAAGCGTTCAGCCAGTAATAATACGTCGTCCCGATGTCCACGTCCGTATCCACGAAGCGCGACGCGCGAACCTCGGCGATCTTGTTCGTGTTCGCGTTTGCTGGTGTGACTGCGGTCGTCTTGCGATAAATGCCGTATTCCGAAAAGTCAGGCTCGGTGTTGTCGTTCCAGTCGAGGGAGACGGCGCGGCCCGTGCCGACTACGGCGGCGAGTCCGGTGGGCGTTACCGGCGCGGTGGTGTCCTTGACCGGCGTGGCGGTGGATACCTCCGTGTAGGTCGATGACGTGTTGAAAAAGCTCTGCGCGTAGAGCCGCACGTTGTAGGCCGTCCCGATTCGCACGTCGCTCGAAATGAAGTCCAGCGTCTGGTCGCCGTCCACCGTTGACCACACCAGATATGTCGTCGCCGTTCCCTCCTTGTATTCGATGACGGTCTTTCCCCCGCTCGTCACGAACTGCTCGGTCGGCGCGCTCCACGCCACTTTGATGCGCGGCACCACCGTGCCGTCCGCTTGGATGAACTGCGTCGTTCCGTCTGCGGTGAGCGTGAGATTCGTCGGCGGGTCGATCGAGAACGGATTTGGCAGCGTCGTGTTCGGTGCGCTCTCGACCGCGACCTCGTCCGCCACGTCCCAGTCGTAAACGCTCGCAGCGGTCTCGCGTAGTTGCAGTTCAATTACAGGAGTCGGCGGCGTGCCGTCGCTCGACAGCGACCACGCGATGACCTCGAACACCTTCGATGAGAAGCCGAGGTTTGCGTTCGTGAGGTTCACCGTGTCGCCCGCGCGGAGCTGCATCGCGGTCAGATTGAACTTCGCCGTGAAGATAATTTCCTCGCGAGCTTGCCGCAGGTTGATGCGTGCGATGCGCTGCGCCGCGCTGCTGCTCGTCGTGAACGGAAGGATGACGTCGCGCCAGTGATAAACGCCGTCGTCCGCCGCCAAGTAGGTTGCGCTCGTGATCTGCGGGAAGTCCGCTGCGGCCCACTGATTCTCGGAGGAGATGAACGTGCCCTTGACTGCGTTCACGCGGTCGCGCGCGCTGAGTCGAGTCGAGACCGTAAAGCCACCAGCCATGTTGCTCTCGTCGAGGGTGATCGCGGGCGCGCGATACGCTGCCGCGTAAACCACGACTTGCCCGCCGCTGTAAGCGATCGTCCCGCCCATCGAGGAGAGGATCTGACCGATGATCGAGTCGGGCGTCGAGGACGTCACGGCCTGCCCGTTGCACTCGTAGCGGTTTTCGTAGGTCGCTGGACTGGTCACCGGCTTGACTTCGACTTGCCCGTCGCAGACAGCCGCCGCCGCGATAACCGAGGTGTCGTCAATCTCGCTCGTGTCCATGCCCATCCCGAGATCGGCGTCAGTGAGATAGTCGCGCAAGCAGAGCGCAGGGTTCGCGCTGTAAGCGGTCGCGAGCGTGCTGGGGTTGTAAACCTTCTTGCCCTTGACGATGCACGAAATGTTCGGAATCCCGCCGACAAAGATTTCGTTTGAGAACGTGAGCTTGCAGTAGATGTAGGCGATGCCTTGCAGCCGATGGTTTGAATCCCAGTCCACCGGAAAATCAGATTGCAGTGTGGTGTCCACCGTCTGCGTCGTCGAGCCGAGATGCTTGTGGATGAGTGAGCCGGTGTAGCTTCCCGCCGCTGCGTATTTGCCTGTCGCGTAGCCGTCGCCGCTGCCGGTTAAAACCTCGTCCTCGTTAAAATACACGCTGCCGATTTCCTCGACCTCGTGGCCGGCCAAAGTCACGACGATGTGCAAGTATTCGTTCCTCGCTCCACTCGTCGCGAGAAAGACAACGGTGCCCGACACCTTCGCTTGCCCGTAAATTATTTGCCGCGCCGACGTCGGGCTGCGCGTCATTATTCCACGGTCGTTGAGGTCGCCCATTGACGGCATCTTTGGCGCGAGGAGGCGCGATGCGGCCATGCTCAGCCCAATGGTGACGATGTAGGGTATCGCTGCGACAACTACATTTACGATTGCGGTCGAAACTCCAGCTTCTAGCAGGAGAGTTCCGACGAATTTTGCGAACAATACGAACGCTTCAAACATTATGGTTCTTCGTTTAAGGGTTCATCTCTTCCGCCCGTGCGGAACGCGGTCGCGTTAGCGTTGCCCCAGTAAATCACCTTGTCCTGCAATCCTGCGACGTATTCGAGCCCTGTGTCGGCTGGGTATCTGCGAAGCTGCTCCTCGTGCGTGTAGCGACTTTCACGCGTGCGCTGGAAATCGACGAGCTTGCTTTCGATTTGGATGCCGATGGTTGCTGATTTCCCATCGTTGGAAATCACCATCGTATCCATGCGCCCGCTGAAGACTGTGATTGAGTCGATAACCGCGCCCGTGTCCGCGTTCAGCGTGCCGAATCTCACCGCCGCCGTCCGCCCTTGGTAATCTTCATCGAGAGCGGCCGCAACGAGATCGTTGGGCACTCCGGTGAGGTCGATCGTCAGCCCGCGCGCCGACAGGTCTTCCGTTTCCTCGATGGTCGAGATCGAGGAGAACGCACCGAGGCCCGCATAGGTCACGCTGCCGATTGTAATCGTGCCGTAGCCGGTCCAGTAGCGCACCGAGCCGTCGTCGAAATCCAGCGACGTGGCGAAGAACGGGTTGAGCTGCGCCGCCGTCGTCGAGGCGAGGAGAGGAGCAGGAATTGTGCGGCTCATGTGTTGATCGCCTCGAAGATCGAGAAGTTCAGCCCATACTTTTTCGCCGTGTCGATTGACCAATCGCACGTCGTGGTCCCGAGGCGGAAGACACCAACGGCATCCGTGTAATCTATCGTCGTGTTGTCAGGGTAGGCCGTGCGCAAGAGCGGGAAGATTTCGTAGGAGGTCGCTGTGGGCGGGTCGCCGTTCACCTGCGTGATCTTGTGCAACTTCGAGCTGCTGCCGGTCCCGAGCTGGATGTAATCGCCGACGGCCCACGAGCCAGAGCCGGTATCGACCGTGAGCGTTGACGTGTTCGCAACGTGCGCCCCGTTGAGCTGTGGGCTTCCGGTCATAGTCCCGCGCTGCGTCCCGTTGGCGTAGTCGCGAAAGTAGAACGTGCCGCGCGCAGCCATAATCAGAAAGCCGATGAGTTCCTCGGCGTCGGCGCGGTTCATCGGAGGGCACTCGACATCGCCGCTGAGCATCGTGCCGGTCCAGTTGTAGGATTGGCTCGAAAACGTGAACGGCGAGATGTTGCGGGCGACCGCGCTGATGGCCGAGAAACGCAAGGAAGCGATGCGAATGGCGGCGGGAGGGGTGAGAGGATAGGTGATGGCCATAAGCGTCTAGAAACTCAAGCAAACGCACTGCGATAGCTTCCCCCGCGCCGCACCATGTCGGGAATCTCGGCCTTGAGCCGCCGCCGCTCTTGTTCAAGGATTGGCACCAGCTCGGCGCGCGAGACGCCGGCCGCGATGTTGTAGTTCACGGTCACGCCGCCCGCGGATCCGCCGCTGCTGCCCATTGCGCCGTTCGGCACGATGCTGCCCGAGGAGCTGGGGACGAAGAGCTCTGGGCCTTTTTCGCCGACGACGTAGGCACCGCCTGCGCCGACGGGTCCGCCTTCGGCGCGGAAGCCAGCGAATAGTGCGTCACCGATTCCCTTGGCGAGCGGTGCGGTAATTTGCTGGCGGAAGACGAGGCGGAGCAGGTCTTGCCCGAGTCCTCTGATGACCTCGCTTAGTTTTTGCCCGCTTAGGATTGCGTCCTCGAATCCCTGCGCGATCATACCGCCAGCGTCGTCGAAAATTTGATTCTGCTTTTTCAGTGATTCGTTGATGCGCAACGCCTCTTCGTCGAGGTCCCCGAATAAATCGTTGAGCGCGGCATCTACCCGCGCTTCCTTGTTTTTATTCATCGCAATCGTGAGCGAATCAACTGCGACAGCAGCTTCCGCAAAACCAAACCCCAGCGTTCCACTAGCGGCGACTTTATTGACCTCTTCTATTTGCCGAATAAAAACGCGAGACGGTGAATTGAGATCGCGGTATGATTCCGCTAGTTTTTCTAAGCCCTCGCGCTCCTTTTCTATGGTCTCGTTCTTTTCCGACCGCGCTTTGATTATTTCAGCGGTGTTTTTTTCCTCTGCCGCAAGACCTGCATCGAGCGCCGAGATTCTGCGGTCTTGGTCTGACTGCCGCTGTTTTTCAATTTCTTCAAATGCTTTTTCCTGAATGTCGGCTATTTGCTGCTCGAATTCTTGGATGGCTTTGTAACCGTTGAGCTTATCTTCCAACTCTTTTTTTCCTATATCTATGCTGAGCTTCCTTCGGGCGATTTCTAAAGCCGCATCCTCTGCGAGCATTTTTCTTAATTTTTCGGCCTCTTCTATTGTGCCGAACTGAGTGTTAGGAAGAGCCATAGGGTCACCGCTCGGAGAAACACCCACGTTTTGAATTTCTTTCGTTGCTTCCGTTAGCCGTAAAATCTCAGCGGCGTTTTCGATTCTTTTTTTGTCAATCGCATCAATTTGACCTTGGGGGTTTAGCTCAGCAAATGCCGCGTCTTCGCGCATTTTAATTATCTCCCTACTCGACTCAGCAAGAATTTTCCTGACCTCACCCGCGCGCATCGCCAATTCGACTAGCTTTTTAACCGCCACGTCTATCACTCCGATCAGCGAAACGCCAAGCGAAGCCGCAAGCCCAGCTCCAATCGCACGCGGGTCGAAGGCTTTTTTCATAAAGCCCGCCGCCGTCTCAGAACTTTGCTGCAACTTCGCGAGCGAGTTTTGAACACTAGCAAACGCCGCCTTCGTCGCATCGATCGCTTTAAGTGTAAATGATGCTTCAGCCATGGTGCTTCAGTTTCCGGTTTTGGTGTTCGATGTAAACGAGCCAGCCGTTCAATTCCTGCGCCGGCATAGCGAGCACTTCGCTTGCGAATTTGCCGAGACGGTCCGCGAGAGCATACACGGCGAGGAAGTCGGCAGCTTCTCCGCCGTGAATCAGTTTTTTAAGTCGTCGGGCCTCGGCCCGTTTTCGGCCAGAATGGCGTTGGCGATGCGTCCGACGACGTTGCTGTCGGCCTTGTTCAGTAGCGTCGGCTTGTGCTCGATCGTGAACAGCTTCGCGCCGTGCTCGTCCGTGGCCTTCATGATTAAAATGTCCACGAGCAATTCCATGTCGTTCTCTTTGCTGCGCCGATAAAGCCGGTTCTTTTCGCCGAGCGTGACCGGCGATGCGTGGACGACGAGCTTCCACTCGGGCACGTCGATCTTGCGCGTGCCGAGGGAGGCGAAGTGTTCTCTGACAAGGTCAATAGCTTCCATGTGTTGTGTGTGTTTTGCTGCTGAGAAATTAGACGGCGGTCAGCGTGCTCAGAGCGCCGTTGCCCTCGAAGGCGATTGAGCCCTCGACGATGCCGTCGAACGATGCGCTTATGTCGAACTTGGTCACGATTGCCGCACCGGAATAGTAGGTGTCCCCAGCCGTGTCGCCCTCTGGGTAAAGGTTGAGCGTCACCGAGCTGCCGATGGTAATCAGGAGCTGACCCGCGTTCGTCTCGTCCCAATAGAGATCGCCCGATGCGCTCCACGTTTTCATGGTTGCCAGTCGCGTGCGGTAGGTGTCGCCGATCACGCTATCCTCGACCGTATCCGAGGAATGTGACAGGCTGTAATTTCTCAGCTCGCCGATTGCAGTGGTGGAGATTTTGACGAGGCCTTCGCGGCCGAGGTGGTTTGCCATGTTAGTCGGTGGTTAGATAGATGCAGTTGAAAGTATGCCGAGCCGTGCCGAAGCGCCTGTCCTCGTCTGGCTCAATCACATAATCCACACTCGTCAAATGGAGATCGCGGCACTGGCCCCCGAGCGTCACGTCGGCGAGAACTGCCGCCTCGACCGCCGCGCTGCCCGTGTCGAAAAGGTCGTCGATCAAATACGTTCCGCTCTCCGCGATGAAATAGTCCACCACGAGCTGAAGCTGCCGGTATTGAGTCCGGTTGCTCGGCCCGAGCGTGCGCACCTCGATCTGCTCGCTGACGGCGTAAACGGCGGCGGCGGGAAAGGAGATGCTGGCGATCGTGTTGTTGCGCCCGCGAAGGATGTTCGCGGTAGGCACGACGAGCGCGCCGGTGAGAGCGTTCGCCGTCGCGGTGCGGATGTTGGTGCGTGTGCTCATGCGGCTGCTGTTTTGATTGGCATTGCTCCGCCGACGCGGGTGAAGCCGAGATTGACGGCGCGATTGGCGAGAACGGCGGCGACTTTCTTCGCGGTCGTTCTCTCGCGTGAATTGACGGCCGCGTCGATCATCCGCTGGTAATTCGGGATTTTCACGTTGTGCGCCGTGGCCTTGATGAACGGCTGCGGCCCGAAGCTGGATTGCACCGAGCCAAACCGGATGTTTCCACCAGCCTGCGGTTTGAGCTTGTCGCTGAATTTCTTGTAGCGCGCTCCGCTTACTTTTGCCGATGCGTTCCAGCCTGAGACCGTCCATCCGACGCGGCCTTCGATCTCGTTGCGGTATTTTCTGAAGTCTGCACCGAATGCCAGCGCGTTAGGTTTTCCCTTTATGCGGCCGCGCGGGCTGTAACCTCTTATTCTTTTGTGCTCCTGCTTCAGCGCGTCATAATTATCAAGCAGTTTCATTCCGTAGTAGTATTTTAGATTTGGATTCCTTAGAAGCGCGCGCATCTTCTCGACATTGCGTGTGCGAATGTATCGCGCCATTGACTTGTAGAATCCGCCTTCCGTGGCCTTTGCTTCGAAATCGCTATACACGAGCGGCTGAACGAACCTCGAAAAGTCCGCGCGCACCGCGTTTGCGCCCTGCTGCTTGCTCTTGGGCGGCGTGAATTTCACGATGGTCTGAATCGCGTATTTCGCCTCCTCCTTGATGACCAGCCCGAGGTCCACCTTTGCTGCGTTTGCAAGACGCGCGAGCTGATACTCCAGCCGCGAGAAACTGGTTTCGATGTCGATCATATCGACTTTGCGACCTCGATTTCGCAGCCCGCGCCCTCGGCGTCCAAGGTCACGCGCTCGATGAAGTAGGTGACGCTCGCCCGTGAAAGCGTCTGGGTGACTTGCGGCGTGGCGCTGACGCTCGACGTGAGCAGAAACACCGTGAACTTGCTGTCAGTCCTGCGCTGGTCCTCGAACTCCGAGAACGCATCGCGCGACGATGACCAGATGCCGGTGACGCTCACGCCTTGATAAGTGAACGAGACGCCAGCCTGCTCGAGAATCGCCGAGAAGTCGGAGTTGATCTGTGTCGGGTCGAAGTCGCGAACGGCTGCCATACTTATGCGCCTCCTGTAAAATAAAACCGTGCGTGAAGCTCCGGTCGGTTCGCGAGTAGCCACGGCTCCGCGTCCTCGTAGCACCGCTGTGCGTCCTGCCCGCAGGTCTGGCTTCCGACGTGGTGAACGTAGGCGCGCGAGATGAAATGCCGCCGCTTCATGTCGAGGCATTGCACGTCGTCCGAGAACCAGTTGATCGGCGGGAAATCAACCCACGCGTCGCGGTGAATCCACGCGCAAATCGGCGCGATGACCGGCGTCTCGACTATGTGCCGCTCGGATTGGTAGCGCAGGAAGTCGATTTTCCCGCGCCCGCTGCGCACGTTCTGCTCGCCGCGCGCGTAGTCCGAGCGCGTCGCGACGTAGCCGAGATCAGGCACGACCTTGCGCAGATGCGCGACGTCCGCGAGTAGCAACGCCCACGTCGTCGGCGTGAACACGATGTCATCGTTGCAAATCAGAATCTCGTCGTGCCGCTTGAAGGCTTCGCGCGCGGCGAAGTTGTAGGCGTCCCCGAAGTTCGTGCCGACCTTGTGATGCACATACCTCTCGACGTCGCGCGGGACGTAGGCGTTCAGCGACGCCGTCATGACATTGAGGCACGCGCCGTTGACCGTGCAAACGATGATTGCTGGCGTGCTCACGGCTTTTTCGCCCCGAGGATTTCTTTGACGTTCTCGGCGTCGATGAGCGTCACGCCGCTTGCAATCACGAGCTTGTCCCAGTCGTGCGGCGGGACCATGCCGTCCTCGATGTGCACCGAGATCATCGCGCGCTCCACGGCTCGCGGTTGCCCTACGTCGTGGATGAACTGCTTCGACATTGCCATCGTCTCCTTGTCGTCGGGTCGCACAAGGAAAACGTGCTCGACGGTTTCCGGTTGCGCTGCCGTCCCGAGCCACGCCTCGCGAAATGACACCGAGCGCGTCGAGTCGCCGAGGGTTTTCTGCGTGAGCCGAATCGCGGGCTTTTCGTGCTTGTGGAACGCCCACTGGAGCCCGTCCGCCTTTCTCGGCTGGTCCGCGAGCCGGTAGGAACGCGCGGCGAGATCGAGACCGGCCCAGCCATACCACTTCACCTCGTGCGTCCACGGCCTTTCCTTCTCCTTCGGCTCCGGTAGCGCAAGCATCCGCTCAGCCCAGAAGCTCGCGCGGCGCCCGTCGTTGCGCTCGAAGGCCAGCATGATAACCGACGCGATGGCCTCGCGGCACCACGGGAAAACCCCGTGCGCACCGAGCGCGAATTGCAAAGCCTCGCGCCGTGACGCGACGAGCCGCGCAAGGTTCAGTTGCACTTCGTATCGAAACGAGTCGTCGAGGTTCGGGAAGGAAAGCGCGATGCGGCCGAACTGCTCGGCGGCGGTCTTGTTGCCCGCGCAATAGTGTTCCTGATGGATGTAAAAATACTGAGTCGCCGACTCCGCGACGCTTCGCCCGAGGATTGCGAGGTTGCGCTTGCGGTTGCTCTGCTTGATCGCGACCGGCTGATGCCGCCAAACCGGCACCGTCCACTCGTTGTGAAGATCGTTCGGGAGCAACAGCAGGTTTTCGTGGACGTCGTGGTGCCAGACGCGCCCCGAGGCGAACGCTGCGCGGCGGATGATTCGCTCGCGTTGCAACTTCTTGCCGGTGCCCCGCACGTCGTAAGGGCATCGCAGCATGAGCACGTCCTCGGTAAGCTCCTTGAGCCTTTCCCGCAGGTCCGTCGCATCGGTCAGCACGTCGTCGCAGTCCGCCCAAAGAAGCCAATCGCCGGTGCCTTGGGCGAAGGCTTGGTTCCGAGCCCTCG